CTAAATACATTCAAGCGTTTATATCTCAATATTCAAACTGATGCAGAAAATTCTTGGATACCTTTAGAGCAATGGAGAGCTTGCACTACTGGAAAAGATTATCAAGACTTAAGCAACAAAAGACTCGAGAAGATAATGGAGAAATTAAAAGACCAAGAATGTTTTGGTGGTTTTGATTTAGCATCTAACCGTGACTTTACAGCATTTGTTTTATTCTTTCCTAAATTAAAAATTGCCTTAAGTTTCTTTTATCTTCCTGAAGAGTATAAATTAAAGTATGCAGAGCAGGAATGGTTAAGGAGTGGTCATATCTTATTAACTCCAGGTAATACCACTGATGAAGATTTTGTTTTTAATCACGTCAACAAGCTAGCAAGCATTTATGATATCAAAGGAATAGCTTATGATAAATTTGGAGCTAGATCAATTGCTGATAAACTAATTAAAGAAGGTTTTGATATGGTTGAGTTTGGGCAAACTAATAGAGATTTTGACGCACCAGTAAAAAAGCTAGAAAAATATATAATGAATGGTAGTTTAAATCATTTAGACAACCCAATTTTAACTTGGATGTTTACTAATGTTGTTGTTTCTGTTGACAGTAACGAGAAAATGAAGTTTGATAAAAAGAAATCTGCTAATAAAATCGATGGTATGGTTGCTCTTGCAATGGCGATAGCAATGACTTTAGGACCAGCAAAAGAAAAATCAGTATATGAAACACGTGGACTGCTTACATTTTAAGGTTTATAGTTTTATAATACGTAACTTGGATTAATATTAATGTTTGAGCTAACAGCACTTAATAAAATTAAATCAACAATTCAGTCTGCTCATACACAGCAGTTTCCAACCAACTCTTCCTTCAACTCAATTTTCTCAAGAATTACCAATGCAGGATTAAGCGTAACAGAAATTACACGTTTAACTATTCCAGCATATTGGGCCTGTCTTAAAGTACTAAGTGAAGACATTGCAAAGCTACCAATTAGAATAATTAAAAAAACTAATGAAGGTAGGGAAACAGCCAATCCAGAATTAACAATGATGTTGAGTCAATCACCTAATCCACTGATGACCAGTTTTTCATTCTGGCAAGGGATGATGCATAATGCAGCAAATTGGGGTGAAAGTTATGCAGAAATCCAAAGAGATACAGCAGGCAAAGCTATTGCAATGTGGCTTATTCATCCTACAAGAGTAGTAAGAAAGGATATTGACGGCCGATTAGCTTACCAGATTCACCATGATGATAACAGTACAGTAATATTAAGAGAAGATCAGATTTTTAGGATCATGGGAATTACTGTTGATGGCTGGTCTGGCTTACCATTTATGGAAATAGTTGCAGAATCATTGAATATTGCTAAGAGTAGTCAGAATTTTGCACAACAATTTTTCGCCAATGGTGCAGCAATCACAGGTGTTTTACAGCATCCTAATAGTTTATCACCAGAAGCAGCAGAAAGAATGAGAGAGAATTGGACCAACGTTTATGCAGGCACTGATAATGCAGGTAAGGTAGCCATTATTGAAGAAGGCATGACATTTCAGAATGTTCAGATGTCGATGGAAGATGCACAATTTTTAGAGGCTAGACAATTCCAAGTTGAAGAAATAGCCAGGTGGTTTAGAATGCCGCCACATAAAATTCAAGATTTAGGCAAAGCAACATTTTCAAATATTGAAGAACAGCAGAAAGGTTATCTTGAAGATACTTTAATGCCTTGGATTCGTAAGATTGAGCAAGAAATTAAGCGTAAGTTAATTACCGAGCTATTAGAATTTGCTAAATTTAACGAAAAGGCATTATTACGCGGTAGCTCAAAGGACCAAGCTGACTTCCTTGTTAAGATGGTCAACAATGGATTAATGACTATTAACGAAGCTAGAGCAGCATTAGACTTAAATTCAGTTTCTAATGGTAATGATCTGTTGATTCAGGGAAACAATACAGTAACTCTTGATAGCTTATTTGAAGAACCGGAGCCAGAACCAGAAGTAATACCAATGATAGCTCCACCAGTTGAAGAGGAAGAAGAGGAAGAGGAAGAAACTGCTGCATTAGATAACGAAGAAAAAATAAGTGCAATAGTTCTACAATTTAAACCTATGATTCATCATGCCTTTGCTGGTATCGTTAAAAAAGAAGTTCGAAAATTTAAAAGTCTTAATTTAAAACATAGTGCTGAAAAATTCACAGAGGATGTTAATTCATTCTATGATATCCAAAAAGGTTATATGTGCGACGACTTATCAAGAATTTCTAATGCAATAGTTGGTGTCACTGGTAAAGATTTTGGGATAACTACATTTATTAATGAGGCAATATCAACAACAAGGCATTTATTAATTAGCCATTATTCTTTAGCTGAGTATGATGAATTATTAGTTGGCTGGGGAAAGAGTAAAGCAAATGACCTTACAGAAAGTTTTATTGCTCATATTGGTAAAGAGTTAAAAAGTGAAACACCTTTTGTGGTCATGCCAGAAATTGGTAGTTTTCATGAAGCAGATGGTAAGGTATACCGGTTCAATTCAAATTTGAAATATGAGTTAGTTAATTTAAAATGAAAATATTTACACCATTAAAGAAGATACCTAAGAATAAAATACCCTTTCCACTTGCAGAGGTAGTTTCTGCTGTTGAGCCATTATTAAAACATGGTATAGATGGAAAGGATGGTATACAAGGTATTGATGGTAAAAATGGTAAAGGTGGATTATCTGGTAAAGATGGTAAAGATGGAAAGGATGCCCCTGAACTTGACACTATTATTGATAATCTTATTTCTGTCATTGACGATGATACTAATGGAATTCTTAAGAAAAAGATTCACGAAAAAATAAATTCATTAGAGATTTTAACACAAGAAGGTCCCCAAGGCTTAAGAGGTCCGCAAGGATTTCAAGGTCCACAAGGTGATCCAGGTTTACCACCAGAACATCAAATCGATGTAGCGTTAAGTAGAATCAGGTTTAGGAATCCAACAGGATCTTGGGGAAGCTGGATTGATCTTAAGCAAGTAATAATTAATGAAATTCGTGACGGTGGAATACGTTTAGGTGGTGGTGGTGGAAGTGGTGGTGGTGGAAATGATTTTGGTATTAAAAAGAACTGTATTGATATTGAACTAACTTTGAAAGATGGTGAAGAAATGATTACCGGTGGATCCCTATGCTTTGATGAGGGTGGAACTTTAATTTTAGAAGGAGATGCGACTGTATATAATTATGAGTATTAATTTTTTCAAAAAAGAAGACGTTCCAACACCAGCAGCTAATCAAGCTCATTTATTTATTGATCCTGATAATGTTTTAAAGTGGAAAGATTCAGATGGTGTTTTCCATATACCTAATGAAATTTGGGATGGAATGGATACACAAGCCAATATTTTAGCGTTGAATCCTACTACACATTTAGGTCAATCTTGGTTCGCTACTGATACCAAAATAGTATATAAAGCTCTTATTAATAATCTTGGATTGGATGTTTGGCAGGGAATAACCGTTCAATACGATGAAGATACCGATACTTTCCAAATGACTCCAACTCAAGACGGCCAAACCCAAAACATAGGCCGTGAAATATTCTTTATTGCTTTTAATAATGACGGCTCGGGCGGTGCAGCTCTTGACCCAAAGGTATTTTTATCCATTGGTAGCAAAGTTGACGATGAAGAGTTTCAAGACGTTTTACTCGCTACTGCGGGAGACCTGCAACAGGGTGCGGTTTTTGGATTAAATACTACATCTTTACAGCCAACCGAAAAAGGTAAGATTGTTACCTATGGTATTCTAAATGGTGTTAATACTTCGATGTGGCTTATTAATGATATTTTATTTGTTGATTCTACCACAGCAGGAGATTTAACAAATATTCAACCAGCTATTAGTGCCTTTGTTGTTGCTAAAGTTTTAAAGGTAGATGCGACTGAAGGTACATTATTTATTAATACCGTATCTTCAAATAGAGTGGATACTGCAGAAGTACCTGTTGGAGTTGATAGAATTTATTTAACTGCTGACGAAATAACTTTATCAACAACTTTCTATGAAACAAAAAGAGAAGATCAGGGCATAATCGCAGAGGCAACAGAGATTGTTTCAGTACCGGATAATAGCACAGTAGGAGCAACACAAGATCATATAAGTATTCTTGCCATTGCTGATTTTCTTTCTGCTGCTGGTTTAAAACGGGCCTTTATTGATTTTTCACATGATACAAACGGCGGCAGTGAAAAAGTTCATATAGAAGTGTACGACGCCGACGCTAACGGGGTTCCGATTGATTCAGGAATAGTTACAGAAACTATTACAGATTTTCCAGGTGTTCGACCTGTTTTAGTAATGTCAACGGCGTTATTAAACAACACAAATAATACAATATTTCATGAAGAATGTACTGGATTACTTTCAGAAAATTTCACTTTTATTACAGGTAATAGAATTCTTATTCATATACGCTGTGAAAAAGTTGGTGCTGCTGGTGGAACTAAAGATTTTACTTTATATTTTGGTAGTGATCATAACTCTTATATTGAATCATTAAGCAGACTTGAAACTAGTCTTCAAGACGCTTATAATGTTGGAGCTAATATAACAACCGGCCCAAATGGTCCTATGACAGTTAGGCTAGGAGCATTACCGGCAACTACTAATGTTTTTGCGGTTGAAAGTATTCTTGGTGCTGATGTATTTAGCGTTACGGGTGAGGGTAAAATAAATATTCAAAATATGCCGACTTCTTCCGCTGGTTTATCTTCGGGTGATCTTTGGAACAATAGCGGTGTAGTTAATATAATTTAATAAGGAGTAAGTAATGGCCTACGGTTTAAAGAAATTAATTATTATCAATGGATCTGTTACAGAGGTAACCATAACGAAGGATGATAATAGAAAAGCATTAACATTTTACCCAGGTATGGGAAAGATGCCCGTTACTAGAAATTTTGATGAGGCTGATTTAAGCGGAGCGGAAAGTTTCCTAAGTGGTTTAGGTAATCTAGTAACGCTAGATAAAGGTGACATACTTAAAACTATAAAGATATTAGGAAATATAAGCACAATGCAAACATTCAACCCTGATATAACGAAGACAACTTGGCAATTTGAATAATAAATAAAGGATTAAAAGATGTTAGACGATATTTTATGTTTAAGTGAAACAGCATTGAATAGATTAGAAGCTTTTTTGGCTGATCCAGCAGCAATCAACACATATATTAATGCTGGAATTACACAAGATATTGCTGCTTTTGATCCGAAGGTTACTGTTACTAATAATGTTGCAGTGATTGATATTACTGGTTCAATCGTTAGAAAACCTAATATTATCAGCATGTTATTTGGTGGGACAAGTAGTTCACTAATAAAAGAAAGAGTCAGGATTGCTTCTGCTGATAAAGAGATAAAAGCTATTTTGCTTAATGTTGATTCACCTGGTGGAGATGCAATGGGAGTACAAGAAGCTGCTGATGCTATTTTTGAAGCCAATAAAACAAAGCCTGTATTCGCTCATGTATCAGGATTAGGTGCTAGTGCAGCTTTTTGGTTAGCAAGTCAAGCAGGTCAATTATCAATGGAAAAGTCTTCTCAAGTTGGTAGCATTGGTGCATTCAGAGTTATGTTTGATCAATCTAAGATGTTTGAAGAAAAAGGTGTTAAGCCAATTGTTATTAAAACAGGTGAATTTAAAGCTGCTGGAATACCAGGAACAGAAATTACTGATGGTCAAATTGCTGACGCTCAAAGAATGGTAAATGCTGTTTTTTCTGACTTTAAAGATTCTGTTTTACGTGGCCGCAATATGAACTCTCAACAATTAGATGCATTAGCAACAGGTGGAATGTTTACCAGCTCAGAGGCTAAAGAATCTGGTCTTGTTGATAGAGTTGATTCAATTGAAAATGTTCTTGGCAAGATTATTAGAGGTAGACAAAAAACTTTATCTAAGGCTACAATGAATAGAAGATTAAGAGCTTCAAGAATTTAGGTTGTGTGAGGAGCACCATTTTAGGATGGTGTTTTTTTCAACTTGTATTAATTAAAATTAGAATTATTTTATAATTGGTCGGAGTTACCAACACATGGTTAAATTAACCATCATAAGTATTTTACATAAATTTATTTGTCCGAAGTTGACTGTTTGAGCATAATTTAGTGCTTAGGTAGTCTTTTTTTTTGTAATGAAAACAGGAGAAGACATAATGTCTTTAAAGGAAAAAAGAATAAAGGTATTAGCTAATATAGAAAAATACCGCACATCTGCAACAGCAATTGCAGAACTTGATGACGCTACAACAGAACAATCAACAGAGTTTGAAGGCTTTATGTCTCAGGTTGAAGTAGCAACTAAAGAATTAGCCGGAATAGATAAGCTAATCGCCCTCGAACCAACTCCAGTACCAACACAATCACAGGTTCCAATTACTCCAGTAGTAACACCTGCTCAGGTAACTGGTCATATTACTGTTGGTGAAAAGAAAATTGATGAAAATTATGGTTTCAATGATGAAAATGCCCACGTGTTTTTTGATATGGTCCAAGCTGCTGGTGTAAATAATCACACTGAGTATCAAAGATTACAAAGTGGCATTGGTGCTGCAGCTGAAGGTCTTCAACAACAAATTGGTAGCAAAGGTGGTTTTATAATTCCTAAAATCATTTCTACTCAAATTTGGGATGGTGTAGGCGCTCAATCAAATAATCTTTTATCGATGGTTAATAGAATCACATTGCCACAAATGTCAGAGTCAATTGAAATACCTGCATCCGCAGAAGTTTCACGTGCAACTGGTAGCCGTAGTGGTGGTACTCGTGGTCACTGGATTGCAGAAGGTGCAGTTATCCCTAAATCTAATCCGACTTTACGTAGTGTAAGACTTGAGCCTCAAGAGCTTGCGGTATTAGTTCCTGCAACTAATAAATTCTTGCGTAATGGTGGACCTGCTGCTGTTAATTGGATTACTTCATCAGCTTCTAATGAAATTGACTTTTTAGTTGGTTTAGCTATCTTCTCAGGTGATGGTGTTGGTAAGCCTAAAGGTATTTTAAATCATGAATCAACTATTGGTATAGGTCGCGCAGGCGCTGGTCTTATCGCTGCTGCTGATATTGATAACATGTGGGCAAGAATGCTTTCATCTGGTCTTACTGGTGCTGTATGGTTCATTAATAGAGATATTGAGCCACAATTGCAAACTCTTAAGGATGATAATGGTAATGCTTTATTCCGTCCTGGTGGAACTATTGCAGGGGCACAATTTGACACGTTGAAAAACCGTCCTATTATCTCACTTGAATACAGTCCAACACTTGGTGCTGCTGGCGATATAATGCTTGTTAACTTGGGTGTAGGTTATTCTGCAGCATTAAAAGGAACTGGCGTACGTCAAGATGTTAGTACACATGTTCTTTTTGAGTCTGCTCAATCTGAATTCCGTTTCATGTTTGAAGTTGATGGTCGCCCAATGCTTGATGAAGCAATCACACCATTTAGTGGAACTAATAAACAGTCCTTCCAAGTAAGACTGAACGCATAAAGGAGATATTATTATGGGACTTAACGTAGAAGATTTGGGACTAGAACAAGTAATTGCTCCGGTCGATATTAGTGGAGCTGGTGCAACCTCTTTATGGGTATCGCTTAGCCGTCATGGTTTAGCAACATTCCTAATTGCAAAAGGAGCTTGGGCAGGTGGTACTCCAGCAGTAACACTCCAACAAGCAACTGATGTAGCAGGAACAGGTGCAAAAGCATTAGCATTTGATACTTATTATCTTAAAGGTGCTACACAAGCCGCTTCTGAATTTGCAGAAGTTGCTGTTGTTAGTAATACTTTTAACCTTGCCGATCAAGCTAATGAATATGTTGCTATTGAAGTCAGGGGTACAACTCTTGATAACAATAACGAGTTTAGCGCGGTTCAGGTCGTAATAGGAACACCAGGAGCTAATGCAGACTTATTGTCAGCATCTGTTGTTGGTAGTGCTGTTTCTGAGAAAGGCTTTCCACACGATGATATGAAAGTTGATTTGATCTAAACAATCATTGATTGAACCAATGGACGGGTTGCCTCTCGTTTAAACGAGGGGTTTCCTTTTTAATTTTATGGTGATAAAATGGCAGTAGCTAAAAGAAACTTACAGATAACTACACCAGCGGTAGGATTTCCTGTAACATTAGAAGAGACTAAAGTTTATTTACGTGTTGATATCGATGAAGATGATGACTTAATTTCTGCTTTTATTGAATCAGCAACTGAACAGGTGCAAATATTTACCAACAGACAATTAATCACAGCTAGTTTTGATATGTTTTTAGATGGCTTTGAGCCAAGAACTTGTACAGGTGCTATTGAGATACCTAAAGGAAATGTTCAAACTGTTGATCAAATCCAATATATTGATTCTAATGGTGATAATCAGATTTGGGGAACGTCAAATTTTGAAGCTGATACCAATAGACAAATTTCGCAATTTAGACCGGCAAATTCTAATGCTTTTCCATCAACAGATGATGTTTATAATGCAGTAACAGTTTCATTTACGGCTGGTTATGGTTTAGCAACAGATGTTCCACAAGCAGTTAAGCAGTCAATATTTTTAATGGTTTCAGATGCTTATGAGCATAGAGAAGAACAGTCAGAAATAAAACTTGAGAATAATAAAACGATTACTAGACTATTATGGAATCATAGGTTAAGGGATTTCTACTAATGCAAGCAGGTAAATTAAGACATGTTATTGAACTTCAACAATCAATTGATAGTGTAAATACTACAGGTCAAGTCACTAAGAATTGGGCCACAGTTGCTACAGTAAGAGCTAATGTAAAGCCTAAATCAGTGTCTGAATTTACAAAAGAGAATTTGTCATTTAGTACAAAGAAATATGATATCATTATCAGATATTCTAATACTCTTGATGAGACAATGCGTGTTTTATATAAGAATAGAAATGGTGTTGAATTGATTTTAAATATTGAAACTTTCATTGATTTAGATGAGAGAAAAAGAGAAGTTTTATTGACCTGCAGTGAAAATTTAAATAAAAATAAGTGAGGATATTAAGATGTCTATAAAAGGAAGTATACAATTTGCACCAAACATTAAGGAAATAACTGGAGGGATAACAAACCCTAATCAGTTGTTACAGAGCACTTTATATAATTGGCAAATAGCAAACGGAAATGCGGCAAGTCAAATAGACGCAATGTTTACTGTTGAACAATCTGCATTAGCATCATCATCATCTGATAGCCTTGATTTAAAATCCCTTACTGATTTCCAAGGCAATGCATTAGATTTTGCTGCTATTAAAGCAATTATCCTTGTTCCTGATGCAGCTAATTCAGCAAGCGTAACATTACAGGGTAATTTTGCAACAGTATTTTTAGCCGGTACTACACCAGGTGTTATAGTTAATCCAGGCGGTATACAATTTATATCTGATGAAACAACTGGATATGCAGTAACAATGACCACTGCTGATACACTTGATGTATTAAATGATTCTGGTTCAGAAACTGCTGCATATACATTAATTTTACTTGGAACAAAGGTTTAATACTTAAATGGCTAATGTCGTTAAAATAACAGGTCAAAAGGCTTTATTAAGAAAATTTGCCAAGGTTGGTAAAACACCTAGCATTAATAGAGCTTTGCGACCTTTGATGACTAAAGCAGCCCGAGCGGTAGCAACACAAGCCAAGAATAATGTTAAAGGCATCAACAAGCATGTTGCTAAATCAATTGGTCAAAAATCGATTACTTATAAATCAGATAAGAATTTGGTTAAGATTATTGGTGTAAGAGTTTATACATCCCGAAAAATAAAAGCTGGTGGAAGTAAGAACAATTCAGCAAAGAATTCAGCTTTAATAGCTAAAGAAGCTAAAGAAATTGAATTTGGCACTAATCCAGATGTTCAATCATTTCCATTTATGCGCAAAGCTCTACAGCAACAAAAAGGTGCAGTGATTTCTATTCTTTCACAAGTTGGCAAAAGTTTGGAGAAACAGTTAAAAAATGCTTAATGTAGATTTATATAATAGGCTAACAACAAAGACTAATATTACTAATTTACTTGGTTCTATTGGTAATAACTTTAGTGTGTTTCCTTTAAAGATGCCAGAAAAAAGAAGCTTTCCAGCAATCACTTATCAAATCATAACACAAACACATGATCATGGCTTGCTAGGTGCATCAGGACTTGTTGAAGCTATCGTATCTATTGATTGTTATTCACTTGATTATCCATCTGTTACCAGCGTAAGCGAAGCAGTAAGAAATGCTTTTGATGGAATTGATCATAGATTTATGGGTGATACTTTTATTGAAAATATGTTTTTAGAACCTGGCGATTCAGAGGATTTGATAATTTCAGAAGACAAAAGCCAAGAAGACCTTTATCATATAGGTATGGAATTTACTACTTGGTATCAACAAGAAAAACCAAACGATTTAACGTAAAAAAAGGAATATATTATGAGTGCTGATGCATATGTTGGTTCAGGAACCACAATAGATTTTGCGACTAGTGGGTTTTCCATGGAAGTCACAAGTATTAACTGGAGCGGTATCGGTGGACGTGAAAAGCTTGATGCAACACCTTTATCCCAAGAAACTGGTTTTGGTTGCTTTATATTAACTAAAATATCTGATCCTGGTGAAATGGCAATTGAGGGTAACTTTAATCCTGATATTACACCATTAGTAGCATTATCAGAAGAGGGTGAAGTTATTACAATTACTTTCCCAATAAGAGATCCAGGAAACACAACTAATGCAACTTGGGTAGCCACTGCGGCAATGACAGATTTTGAAACTGGTGATATGACTCATGATGATAAAGTTACATTTTCCGCGACTATTTCAGTTTTAGAGAATATTGTTATTACACCAGAGTCTGCATAATAAAACAAATAATCCAAAGGTTCAACAATGAGTAACGAAGCAAAAGAAGAAGAAGTAAAAATTGAAACTGCCACTGCTGCAGATTTCTTTTCCGTATGTGATAAGCCAAATGTAGAGTCCTTCTATGTTGAGGCATTAGATAAAAATATCTACTTAAAATTAATGTCTGGTACATTAAGATGTAAAGTGGAATCGTTTGCTATTAGATTAGAGAAGCAATCAACGCCAGATAATTTTGTTAGATTCAAAACTTTATTACTATTAGAATCGGTTTCTGATCAAAAAGGTAATTTAATGTTTAGTGAAAAAGAGATTAAACAAGTGATGGAGAATATGCCAGCAACTTGCTTTGAATCTCTTATCCAGGAAATCAAAATCATTAATGGATTTGCTGAAAGAAGTATTGAGGAAGCTGAAAAAAACTAATAGAGCGTCCTGACTTATTTTTCTGGTTCAAGTTAGCTAAAGAGCTAGGAATGTCAGTAGCAAGGGCGCAAAAAGAAATAAGCAGCATGGAATACACTCAATGGTTGGCATACTTTCAGCTTGATCCTTTTGGAGAAGAAAGAGCAGATTTAAGAAATGCAGTAACTTCTTTTATGATGTATCAATCTATTCCTGAGAAAAGGAAGAAGAAATTAAAACTGGATGACTTTATGTTTAAAAGCAAATATGAACAAGAAGCTAATAAGCAAAGTCGTGATGATATGTGGAATCAAGTCGTAAGCTATAGTGCAGCTTTTGATAAAGTAAAAGGAAAATAAGATGGCAGTCATTAGTAAGTTATCTGTTGGCATAACTGCAAATACAGGTGGTTTTACATCAGGCTTAAAAAAAGCAGGTTCAGCAGTTACTGGATTTGCCAGCAGTGCAATTAAGGGATTTGCTAATATTGCCAAAGCTGGAGCAGCTTCTTTTCTTGCTGCCGGTGCTGCTATTTTATTCTTTACTATTAGAGCAGCTAAAGCCATTGATGAAACAGCAAAGCTATCAAAGCAAATTGGAATAACAACAGAATCATTAACAGCGTATGGACTTGCTGCAGAATTAGCAGGTGTTGATAATGCCACCTTTACTAGTAGTCTACAAAAGTTTAGTAGGTCAATTGGTGAAGCGAAGATTGGTGCAGGCACTGGTGCAAGTGCATTAAAAAAGCTAGGAATTGAGCAAAAGGATTTAGCAGGATTAAATACAGATCAATCATTAAACCTTGTTGCTGATGCCTTAAAAGGTGTAACAGACCAAAACAAACGAGCTGCAATAGCTTCTGAAATCTTTGGTAGGTCAGGTGTTAAGCTACTTCCATTATTATCTAATGGTGCTGCTGGTTTAGCGGAGTTCAGAAAAGAAGCTGATAGACTTGGAATAAGTTTAAGTAAAGCAGATTCAGCAAAGGTTGAGGGTGCAGTAGATGCTTTTACTATTTTAGGTAAATCACTTACAGGTATATTTAATAAACTTGCTGTTGAATTTGCCCCAATAGTTACAGAAATTTCCAAAGTAATCACTAATGGATTTGTCTTTATTAGAAAAACTGTAGTGCCCATATTTATTGATTTTGTAAAAAGTGCATTAATTACTTTATTTGAGTTCCTTAAAATTGGTGTCCCGATAATGATCAGTTTTGGCAAAGCTGTATTTGATGTAATTTCTGGTGTAGCTCAATTCATGTTTAAAGCTTTTAAAGATATTGGTACAGTAATATTTGATTTTGTTAATGATATCGGCTTTGGTGGTGATCATGTAGAAGGCTTTGCTGAGAAGGTTCAAAATGCAATAACTTTTGTTAGATTCGTATTTAAAGAGCTTGGAACAGTTGTTGATACAATACTTCAAAGTATAATTTCAGGAATTTCAGATACATTACTTGCAATACTTAAGTTTGCTAAAGCTATTCCATTACTTGGTGGAGCACTTAAGAAACTAGAAGAGGTTCTAGGAACTGATACAGAGAGCTTTTTGAAAGAACTTTCAGAAGGTTCTAGTGCAATCATTGATGAAAATACTGATAATTTAGCAAAGAATTTTGATAAGTTTAGTAAAAAAATTAAACAAGAAAATAAGAAAATTGCTAAAGATTCATCAACTATTTTTGATAAATTAATCAACACGATAAAAGATTTCAAAGCCCCTGAGTTAGGTTTTGGTGGACTTGGTGGTGCTGGTGCTGGTGCAATTCCATCAGTAGAGACAACGACAAAGCCAGCTGATTTAAAAGCATTACAGCGTGGTTCAGTAGAAGCATTTAAAGTGATTCAAAATAGAGGCCGTTCGCTTGATATTGAAAATAAGCAACTTGATGTTCAGGAAGAAACAAGAGATGCAGTAAAGGCATCTAAATTAGTTCAAGAACAATTACTCGCTAAAACAGAGCAAACAATAATACTAACAGCAGTATAAGGATTTATTATGGCAGTGGTCGATATAGTAGAAACAAAGCCAACAACAGCAACACAAGATGGTTCGGCAACGACTGCAACCAGATCATTTATAGTTCAAACAGATGCTGGTGGTGATAATGCTCTTGATGGTTTATTTGCAATAGGTATTCCAAGAATAGGATCTTTACATCCTGATAACGCTATTCTTATTTGCTCCAATAAAGGCACTAATCAACTGGGACCATTTACTTGGGAAGTCATTTGTAATTATTCAAGTGGTGTTGAAATTGGTAAATTTATCGATGATCCAAGACAAAGAAAACCAGATGTTGCTTGGACATTCTTTCAAACTGAAGAAGTAGTTCAAGCTGATAATAATGAAACACCGATAGCTAATAGTGCTGGTGATTTTTTCCTAGATCCTATTACAAGACAGGTATCAAATTTAGAAGTCACCATACAAAGAAATGAAAATATTACATCATATAATCCATCTAAAGCATTAGAATTTATGGGTAGTGTAAATTCAAGCTCAACAACTATTGCAGGATTATCAGCAGGAAAGCATGAAGCTAAGTTAGAAAATTATTCAGCGGTTCAGATGCGCTTAAATGGAATTGATTATTGGCGGGTAACTTATCGAGTTCGGTTTAATTTAGATACTTGGGAAAAACAAATACTTGACGCTGGATTCAATAAATTAGATCCTGGTGGAAAAGGGGTAAAAATATTAGATGCTAATGGCCAGCCAGTAAATCAACCTGGTTTACTTGATGGTGCTGGTGATGTTCTAGCTGATGGTGCTGATGCTGAATTTTTAATTTTTGAAGTTTATCCTGAAAAAGAATTTAGCGAATTAGGATTAAATAATGTCGGATAGAATTTCATTTGATAAACCAACAGGTTTAAGACTTATATCAATGCTTTATGATTGGGAGAAGAATAGCAAAAGAGGCGAAATCTTTGATTCAAAAAGCTTGCTTAATGATCAATCACAAAGAGTTTTAGGCATAGTTAAGTCTGATGAAGATGGTGGAGAATACAATATTGAAGAAGCTAGATTATTAGGTGGATCAATAGCTGTATTAGATGGCGGTCGA